TTTTAGAATCTGCTGTTGACAAATATGTCAAAGAGCAGGTTTCACAAGGTAGAGCAGTTGGAGAGTTAAACCATCCAGAAGGACCAACTGTTAACCTTGACAAAGTTTCACATAAGATCACTAACCTGGAATTCCAGGGGAATGATGTTATAGGAAAAGCATCAATACTTAAAACCCCTATGGGACAAATCGTCGAAGGTTTGCTTGAAGGTGGAGTTAAGCTTGGTGTATCAAGTCGTGGTATGGGAACTCTTGAGAACAGGAGAGATGGCGCGTATGTACGGAATGACTTTATGTTAGCTTCCGTAGATATAGTCCAAGACCCCTCTGCACCGTCCGCATTCGTTAACGGAATAATGGAAGGAGTAGACTGGGTATGGGACAACGGCATTTTGAAACCTCAAGAAATTGAATTAATTGAGACTGAAATAAAACGTGCTCCAGCAAAGGCATTGCCAGAACTGGAAATTAAGGCGTTTAAGAATTTCCTCTCTAGATTATAAATTTAATCAAAACTTTGGGAGACAAAGAATATGTCTAATTTGACTAACGAAATAAAAAATATAGTCGAAGGCGTTTCTGAAGAAGAGGTAGTTCTAGAAGACGAGCAAGTTGTAGAAGACGAGCTAGTTGAAGAGCAATCTGTTTCCGAAGAGGAAAGTGAAGATGTTGCAGAAGCTAAGAAAGAAGCATATCATTCAGATGAAGAAGAAGACGAAGAAGACGACGAAGTCGAAGAGTCTGCTCCTGCATTTGAAATGCCAAAAACTAAAGCTGGTATCATCAACGCCGCAGTCGACATGCTGAAAAAAGCAAGAAAGCACGAAGCGCAAGAACTAGTTGCTAAGATGCTAAAACAAGATGAGTCTACAGACGATGGTTCAGTAGGTAAAGCAGTAGATGCACAGAAGAAGAAAGAAAAGGATAAAACCTTGAAAATGAAATCTTCTGAAGCTGATGCTAACCCTGAAAAAATCGTAAAATCACCAGTTGAATCTGTTGATTGGAATGAAGACTTGGATGTTATTGTATCTGAAGAAGCTACTCTATCCGATGGATTCCGTGATAAAGCCTCTGCTATCTTTGAAGCTGCTTACCAATCTAAGGTAGGTGCTGAAATTGATAGACTTGAGTCTGAATACGCGCAAAACCTTGAAAGCGAAGTTTCTGAAATTCAGAACGATATCGTAGAGAAAGTAGATTCCTACTTGAACTATGTTATTGAAAACTGGATGAAAGAGAACGAACTAGCTGTTCAAACTGGTCTTAGAACTGAGATCGCTGAAGAGTTTATGAGTTCTTTACAGAGCGTTTTCAAAGAGCATTACATTGAAGTTCCAGAAGGCAAAGCTGACCTAATCGACGATTTAGCCGATCAAGTAGCTGAGTTAGAGGAACAACTCAATAAAACCACAGAAGATAATATACGTTTACACGAATCAGCTCAATCATTTGAGAAAGCAGATATCGTTCGTAAGGCATCTTCAGGCTTAGCAGCAACTGAAGCTGAGAAATTAGCATCTTTAGTAGAAGATGTAGAATTCGAAGATAGCGATACTTTTGAAAATAAAGTAAAAACTATTAAAGAATCTTACTTCAAACAAGAAGTTAATGAATCAACTGACGAAGCTGATGCATTAGTAGGGAATGGATTAGGATCTGAAGATTCTATTTCTGATACTATGAGCGCATACACTAACGCCATAACTAAATTTAATAATTAATTAAACTATAGGGAAACAAAAAAATGTTTAACGCAGACAAAAACTTAATGGAAAAATGGGAACCAGTCCTAGGTCACGAAAGTGCTCCTGCTATTGGCGATCATTATAAAAAAGCGGTTACTGCACGTCTTCTTGAAAACCAAGAAGTAGCCCTAAGAGAAGAAAGAAACCAATCAGAAGGATTTATTACTGAAGCAGCTGCTAACGCAACTGGATCTAATATTTCTAACTTTGACCCGGTTCTTATCTCTCTTGTAAGACGTGCTATGCCTAATTTGATTGCTTATGATATCGCAGGCGTTCAGCCAATGAGCGGACCAACTGGTCTAATCTTTGCGATGAAATCTAAGTATTCAACACAAGGTGGAACAGAAGCCCTGTTCAACGAAGCCGATACCGATTTCTCAGGAACAGGTACTCATCAAGCAGATCCAACTGGATTAGCTGGTGTAGTAGATGCTGATACTGATGGATCTATTGCAGATACTGCTGACGTAGTATCTACATTTGGTGAAGGTTTACCAACCGCAACAGCGGAAGCTAGAGGAACATCTGGTGGAGCTGGTGCAGCATTTGCTGAAATGGCTTTCTCAATCGAGAAATCTACAGTAACTGCTAAGTCAAGAGCTTTAAAAGCTGAATACACTATGGAACTTGCTCAAGATCTTAAAGCAATCCACGGTTTAGACGCTGAAGGCGAATTGGCTAACATCCTATCTGCTGAGATTTTAGCAGAAATCAACCGTGAAGTTGTAAGAACAATTTTAACAAAAGCTAAAATTGGTGCATTACAATCTTCAACTGCAGTAAGTGGTATCTTTGATGTTGCTACTGACTCAGACGGTAGATGGATGGCTGAGAAATTCAAAGGCCTAATTATGCAACTCGAAAGAGAAGCAAACGTTATCGCTAAAGAAACAAGAAGAGGAAAAGGTAACTATGTAATCGTTTCTTCAGATGTTGCTTCAGCATTAGCGGCTTCAGGCATGATGGATTACTCTCCAGCACTTAACGTTAATCTAAACGTTGATGACACAGGTAATACTTTTGCTGGTGTTCTAAATGGTAGATTGAAAGTATACATCGATCCATATGCAACTACAGACTTCGCGTGTGTAGGTTATAGAGGTAATAACCCTTATGACGCTGGTATGTTCTACTGTCCTTACGTTCCTTTGACTATGGTCAAAGCCGTTGGTGAGAGTGACTTCCAACCAAGGATCGGATTCAAAACTAGGTATGGCATGGTTGCTAACCCATTCGTCGCAGCAGACGGAACAGGTACTAACAGAGCTAACCCTTACTTTAGAATCTTCAGAGTTGACGACATTATGGTGTAAACCAGAATTTCAACAATTCATTAAAAGGGGC